ATGATTCCGCTGGTGTCTAAGATTCTCCAGGTTATGGACGAGCGTGGAACAATTGATCTGCCATTGCAGGTCAACGGGTTGGAGGTCAAAGTCTCCGCCGTATCACCCCTAGCAAACGCCCAGGCGATGGACGAGATCAACGCCGCGATTCAATTCTCTCAGCTAGTTAAGGAGCTTGGACCGGAAGGCGCCACCGCTGTTAAGTACGGCGAAATGATCGACTACCTGGGAGACAAGCTAGGCGTTCCGCAGTCACTGCGCAATGACCCAGCCGAGCGTGCATTTATGATCCAGCAGCAGCAAGATCAGCAGGCCATGGCCATGCAAGCGCAGATGGCTATGCAGCAATCTGGACAGGCTATGCCACCACCACCTGGGGTCGCATAATGGCTGGCTGGGATGACTTAGAGGAGCCGGAGGCCCCAGTTAACCATGATGTTAGCCAACAACGCGAAGACACAGCCAGACTATGCCTACGCGTATTTGGCGGCGGCGACGGCAAGAAGATTCTTGAGTGGCTGCATAGCGTCTATGTAGATGTGCCAATCGCCGTGCCAGGCACAGACCCGTCTCACGCATTTTTTGCTGAAGGGCAGAGAAACGTGATTCGTGATATCGAGGCGCGGATTAACCAAGCAAGGAAGATATGAGCGACACAAACGACCAACCCGTAGAAAGCGGCCTATTGGACAACGTGACCGTTAAAGACGAAAACACACAAGCCCAAGACAGCCCCCAAAAGTCTGAGATCACCCATCAAGCGGCAGACAATACAGAGCCCGGGAAAATACCAGGCGCTCCAGTTGACCGTCCAGAGTGGCTGCCAGAAAATTTCTGGAACGCCGAGGACGGCCAAGCCAACTATGAGGGCATGGCCAAGAGCTGGGCCGATATGCGCAAGATGGTGAGCCAGGGCGCACACAAAGCGCCGCCCGATGGCAAATACGACACGAGTGTTTTTAAAACAGAGAACATTGGGGAGGACCCGCTGGCGTCCGCTTACCTTGGCTGGGCGCAAAAGTACGGCGTCAGCCAGGCCGCCTTTAACGAGATGGCCTCTCAATTCCAAGACATATCACAGCAAATGGCGCCCCCTCCAATGGACGCCGCCGCCGAGATGAAGAAGTTGGGGCCTAACGCCCAGGCTGTTGTTAACAGCATGGCGGACTGGGGTCGGAGCTTTGTCAACAAAGGCGTGTGGTCGAACGAAGATTTCGAAGAGTACAAGATTATGGGTGGGACCGCCAAGGGGTTAAATGCCCTGCAGAAAATGCGCTCTGCCTATGAGGGCCGGATTCCGACGCAGTCTATCCCGGTAGATGGGGCTCCAAGTAAAGATGAGCTTTACGAGATGGTGGGGGACCCCAGGTACCAGACCGATAAGGCATACCGATCAAAGGTCGAAAAAGCATTTGCTCAATTCGCAAACTAAAACAGGGAAGGCGACTCCAATGAGAGAACTACCAGTGCGTAATATGCGTAAGGCAAAAAATAAGAAACCGCCTAAAAAGTAATTTCTCCTAGCGAAGCTCTGCAGGCTTTGCTTTTCCCCGTTTCGGCGGGGATTTTTTTACCCTATTGTGATTTATTCAAATTAGATTACAATTATTTACAAGGCCTACCGCGCAAGCGACCCTGACCGCAGTGAGATGCTGACGATTGGCTACCGTAAGTAGCAAGCAATCGGCCCAGTTTACTGGCTCACCGGCGCGATAATCCTGATCAACAACCGAATGAGGTAAACAAAATGAGCGTGTCTTTATCAAACGCCTTTGTAACACTGTTCGACGCAGAGGTTAAGCAAGCCTACCAAGGCAAAGCCCAATTGGTGGGTGCTGTCCGCGCGCGTCGTGGTGTCGAAGGTTCAACTGTTAAGTTCCCAAAAGTGGGCCGTGGCGTAGCTACTCCCCGTATTGCACAAACTGATGTAACACCACTTAACGTCGGCTTCTCGCAAGTCACGTTGACATTGACAGACTGGAACGCCGCTGAATACAGCGACATCTTCAGCCAAGCCAAAGTCAACTTTGACGAGCGTCAAGAGCTGGTTCAAGTAGTCGCTACCGCAATGGGCCGTCGTCAAGATCAAATGATCCTAGACGCACTCGCTGCATCTGGCACATCGTTGACCGTGGCTAACAGTATCGGTGGCTCTGCTACCAATATGAACGTTGCCAAGCTCCGTGAGTCCAAGCGACTAATGGATGCTTCAAACGTACCCATGGACAATCGTCACATTATCTTGCACGCAAATGGCTTGGCCTCTTTGTTGTCTGAGACTGCTGTAACTTCTTCTGACTTCAACTCTGTAAAAGCGTTGGTTCAGGGTGAAGTCAACACATTCTTGGGCTTCCAGTTCCACACCATCGGCGACCGCACAGAGGGTGGCTTGGCAATCGACGGTTCTAGCGACCGTACTTGCTTTGCTTTCCACCGTGACGCCATTGGCTACGGCGAAGGCCTCGGTATGCGTACCGAGATTAACTACATTGCAGAGAAGACCAGCTGGTTGGTTAACGAAGTGTTTAGTGCCGGGGCAGTAGCCATCGACGCTGAAGGTGTCGTTTCCATTACCTGCCGCGAATCTTAATCTTTAAGGAGCAAAGAATCATGGCTTTTTCAACTACTGGATTAACATCTGTAGCGGCATCAAAGCGCGGTAACGCGCCGAGTATTTACGCATACAAGACTGCTGACGCAATGGCTGATGTGAACACAGCGGGTTACTTCAATTACCTGTCTGACACATTGGAAGTCGGCGACTTGATCTACTGCGTAACCAGCACTGGCTCTACTGCAGTGGCTACATTGGCCTACGTCTTATCTAACGCATCTGGCGTTGTGGACGTATCCGATGGCACTGTGTTGGCCAATACCGACACCGACTAATTTTTAGTCGAGTGAACAGGGCGGCCTCTAGTTTTCTAGGGCTGCCCTTTCTTGCATAAGAGGTTTATATGGCTTCAGGTGACACTGGCGTAACTGTTTGTTCCGACGCTTTGCTCATGCTCGGAGCAAAAGCAATTAGCAGCTTTAACGAGGGGACCGACGAATCTAGTATTTGCGACCGGCTTTACCCCGATATTCGAGACTCTTCCCTGGTAATGTACCCGTGGAGCTTCAACACAAAAAAAGTGCAGCTGGCCCAGTTATTAACCGCGCCAACATCTGTTTGGAAGTACGCATACCAGCTGCCAGGCGACAAGCTCGCCAACCCTCGAGCTGTTTATAACAGTAGCTCAGTAGGGGCCCCGGTCCAAAAAGAGTGGGAAATTCAGGGCGACCAGCTGCTGACTAATTTAACAGCTGTTTATATAGACTATCAATATGGCATTGCAGAGTTTGCGATGCCTCAATACTTTATCCAATTTTTAAAGTACATGGTTGCTTGGCACGTTGCCGAGCCGATTACCGAACAGCGCGAGAAGGCCATATACTGGCAGCAAATTGCGGTAGGCGTGACTGCCCAAAATGGTCGGGGAGGATATTTCCGAACAGCAGCAAACATTGATGGCCAAAGCCAGCCGTCTCGCGTAATTGAAGATTACAGCTTAATTGCTGTACGGGGTTAAGATGCCGCGTTTTGTAGATATTCAAACCAACTTTAGCGCTGGTGAGCTTGACCCTCTTTTGCGCGCTAGGGTCGATTTATCGCAATACAACAACGCCTTAGCCAAAGCCACTAACGTAGTCATCCAGCCCCAGGGCGGGCTGCGTCGCCGTCCCGGTTTAAAGTATATCGGCACGCTACCAAACAGCGGCGCAGAAAGCGCTGGCAACGGTATGCGTTTGGTGCCGTTTGAGTTCTCTGTCGCAGACAGTTATATGCTGTGTTTTACACACAACCGGATGCACGTTTTCAAAGACGGAGTTCAGATTACAGACATCAACGGGACCGGCAACCCATACTTAGTTACATCGGTTACGTCGGCTATGGTTGATGATATGTGCTGGACCCAGTCCGCAGACACAATGATTATTGTGCATCCAGACCTGGCACCGGTTAAGCTCGTGCGCGGCGCTACAGATGCAAGCTGGACAGTTACAAATTTAACTTTTGACAGTATCCCTAAATACCCGTTTAACCTAGAAGTTATAGAGCCCACCGCAGCCATAACTCCGTCGGCGGTTAGCGGTAATATAACCTTGACGGCGTCTGCGTACACATCAGACACGGGTAACATCCAGGCCGCCACAACTACATCGGTTACTCTCAAGGCCGCTGCTAATTCAACTACTAATATTTTTAAGGGCTTGTATGTGCATATGACGTCGGGCGCACAGTCTGACAAGTCTCGCAAAATAACAGCCTACAACGGCACAACAAAAGTGGCTACTGTGTTTCCGGCTTGGGACACCGCGCCTGTGTCTCCCGACTCATACAGGATTGTGCCGTTTGCGCTGGAAAGTGTTAACCAGTACATCAACGCCTCCCCGCAGGGCCGGGCAAGAATTCTAGAGTTTGTAAGCGACACCGAAGTGCGGGTTATTACTGAGTATCCATTTTTTGATACTACTGCTAGGACTGTTGGCAACTGGTCTATTGAAAGTCAGTACGAAAATGTGTGGTCATCAGAGAGAGGCTGGCCGCGCACTGTTGTATTCCATGAGGGCCGCTTGTATTTTGGCGGGTCTAAGGCTCGCCCATCTACGATCTGGGGCAGCAAGATTGGCATTTTCTACGACTTCGTGCCGACCGAATCTTTGGACGACGACGCCGTCGAAGCGACGCTAGACACCAGTCAGCTCAACATTATTGTTGACATGATCTCTGGTCGAGACTTGCAGGTGTTTACTACCGGCGGTGAGTTCTATGTGCCGCAGTCCGGCACCGACCCTATTACGCCATTGGCTCTTAACTTTAAGAACGTTTCCCGGAATGGCAGCAAGCTGGGCACACGGGTTCAGTCACTTGAAAGCGGTACCGTCTACATTCAGCGCGAAGGGAAATCACTTAATGAGTTCTTGTTCTCAGACTCTCAGCTGACATACGTCACGCAGCGAATATCTTTGATGGCTGGGCACTTGCTTAAGTCCCCTACCAGAATGGCTCTGCGACGCGCAACCAGTACGGATGAAGGCGACTTGCTGTTGATGAACAACGACGACGACGGCAGCATGGCCGTGTTCTCTGTCATGCGCAGTCAGCAAATAACAGCCCCGAGCGAGTTTATTACAGATGGCAGTTTTCTGGATGTGCAGGTTGATGTGACAGAAATTTACGCCGTAGTCAAACGAACCTTTGACGAAATCGATTCTTACTTTGTTGAGCTCTTTAACTACGACCTACACACAGACTGCGGATTTGTCGGTGGAGTAGCAAGTGGCGCAACCAGTCTGCCGCAAGAAGGCGCGTCATTAAACGTTATTTGCGACGGCGTTCCGCAGAACAATGAGACAGTCAGCGGCGGGGCCGTTACATTTGACAGGCCAAGCACTGTCAGCTACGAAGTTGGCTTACCGTTCAATGTCTACGTTAAGACCATGCCCGTTGAGATGCAGCTGCAAAGCGGCACGCGCATGGGCTTTAAGAAGCGAGTGGTTGAGATCAACGCAATAGTCAATGACACGCAGCACTTGCAAATCAACTCTAACGAGCTGCCATTTCGTAAGTTTGGCAGCAACATTTTGAATGAGCCCGTTCCGTCGTTCACCGGTATTAAGCGCGTGAACGGAGTGCTCGGATATAGCCGCGAGCAATTTGTTGAAATCAGCCAGGTTCTGCCTCTTAAAATGACGTTGCTTGGGTTGGAATACAAAGTCGCTGTGAGCGGCGGGAGGTAACACAATGGCTACTGCAACTAATAACTTCACGTGGGCCGGGGCGCTTAATGCAGTTAAAACGGTAGGGGACGCTATTGGTCAGGTCGGCTCCGCAATTACGTCTGGCATTAACGCAACGTCTAGCATAACCGGGCTGCTGTACGCAGACGCCGCAGCATCACGCCAAGAGGCCGCCGCTTATTATGAGCAGGGACTGTATCAAGTCCAGGCCGCCGACACGTTGCGTCTTGCCCAGATTCGCGCTGATCAAGACCGCAAATACGCGTCGATCCAAGCCGGTCGGAAATTGCAGGCGGCGCAGCAAACCACGCTGAACTATGTCATGGCTGGCAACGGGATACTGCGCGATCTTGAGCGCACAAACGCGTCGGCTCGCGCAAGGGCTGCCGCAAGTGGCGTGGTGTACAACGAGGGTTCTGCCAGGGCTGTGCAAGTGGCTAATGTCGGGGCTGCGTATAGAGACATTGGCGTCTCTGATTTGAACGCTTTGACCGCGCACATTCTCGGCTTTGAGGACGCCTCAGCTATGTTGCTTGCTGGCATGGAGCAGGCCGATGTGACGATAAACGTTGCAGAGACGTCTGCAAAACAGCTTGAGCTGGCTGGTGACTTTGCTGTCAAAGGTGGGCGCACTATGGCCGGTGTTACAAGGCAAGAGGGGCTGCTCAATTTTGCCAAGACGTACACAAATCCATTTGCTTGAAAGTATAAAAAATGGCAACATTACCAAGAATGGAATCAGGGCGTATGCAGGCGATTGGCATCTCCGGCGCTGTCACGCCAAACGTGCAGGCTCAGGCTCCTAGCTACACCGGGATACAGCGCGCTGTCTCAGCAAACCAGCAGATGGCTCAGACACTAGACCGGTTAAGCGGCTCACTGTTTAATACTGCCGGTGTTTATGCTGAAGAGCAGGCAACCAGGTTTGCAGCCGAGAACGAAATTACAAACGTTCAGCTTCAAGCTGCTGTGAATGGCGACCTTAAGCCGCTTGATTTAAATACTGGCGGCGGCGGTGCTATTTATCAAAGGGCTATGGAGAAGGCTAGGGCGTTCCAGCTTTCTAGCACGTTTGAAGTCGAGGCTAGGTCGCAGTTGACAAAAATGCTTGTGGCCTTGGAGTCCGGCGACGAAAGCGTAACAACGGCTAATTTCCAAGCTGCGATTACTTCTTTGTCTGACGGGTTTAGTAAAGTAGTTGGCACTCAGTCACCAGAGGCGGCGATGAAGCTGCGCGCTAGTATTGCGACGACCGGCAACACCGTCTTGCAAAAAGCCGCCGAGTTTGAGTTAAAGCGCGACAAGGAGCGCAATGAAATAGCGCTGCGGATAGACTTCTCAAACACAGAGAGAATCTTGGAGGCGACAATTTCTCAAGGGTTCTGGGTTGATGGCGACGGTCAAAGGCAAAGCATTGAGGCTATTATTACGGCGGAGCGCAAGAATATGTTCATCAAGGCCATTACTCTTGGGAATGGGCAGTTGGCCAAAGAGTACGCCGACCGATTTGAGACAGCTGTGCGCACTGCAAAAATAAACGTGTTGACTAAGTTTATTGTTAATGACGAAGCTATGATGGCCGACCCAGACTTGGCTCTCAAAAGACTACGTGACGGCGACTTAGGCAAAATGTCAGAGGTAGCGCAAATACTTGGGGCGACTGATTACGCGGCGATCAAAGCAATATCTGCAAACGTGATGACCGAGGTCAACGGCCTCTACACATTGAGCCAACGCACAGCTGAAGCGCAAAAAGACGCGGACGTCATATTGTTTGTTAACTTGTACACGCAAGCCATAGCGATGCCGGTAAGTGACGGGCGCAGGCCAGGTCTTGTTTTGCAGATGAATGAGATCGCCAAGAAAAACCCAGATGCGGTACCCATTGGCGTTCTTAAAGATTTGAACGAGCCCGACAAAGACGGCAACTCAATGATTGAGTTTAATGCGCTGGCAATGATATACAACGGGCAAATCACAACGCCAGAACAACTGAGCCGCGTGCCAGGTCTGTCCGGTAAACAGTCTGTTAGTTTGCTTAAAGCGCTTGTATCTCAAGACAAAGCAACCGACAGAAAGTTAAACGCCGGGTTAGCTAGGTTAGCCGGGATATCGACTATACCTGGAGTAGCCGTTTCACTAGACCCCAAAGGCGCTCAGTTTAAACAACTTGGCGTTTTAAGGGCCCGAGCCGCCAGCTTGCAAGCGCAAGCGGATGCCGACGGAAAGTTTATATCGGCAGAAAGTATTTTGCTTTCGCTTGAAAAAGAAGTGGGCGACGCAAGAAACACCGAGGCGGTTAGAGGGGCCCAGGCTAGGATAGATAATTACCAAAAGCAAGATTGGATTAACGGGCCAATTACTAGAGACAGCCTGCCAGCACTTACGCTTAAAGCCAAGGGCAACAAGACCCGCGAAAACATTTTGCGAGAAATTATTCGGCAGCTCAATATTGTAGAGGGGGTAACCCAGTAATGGCAACAAGCGCAATCGAACAGGCGTACCTTAAACGGCTAACTGATTTTGAGTTCCCAGCCCCCACAATGGAGCAGATGTCTATGGAGCCGGAGGCGGTGCCTGGCGCTGGCGAGGGCCCTGGGCCGCTCTCGGCGGAGGCCGCGACCAGCTTTGGCCAAGACGTGGCCCGTATGGGCAAGGGCGCGGTCACCGGCACTGTTGGCGGGTTTGGTGATATTGAAATGATTGGCCGTGGCGTGGCGTCAATCTTCACGCGAGGTGGAGATCAATCAAAAGCCGAGGCGTTTTTGGCAGGCATGAAAGACCAAACAATTTTGTGGACTACCGAAAGCGTCAATGCTTGGCTCAATGAAAACGTGCCAATGCCAAGTTTTATGCAAGGCGAGGCCACATTACCGCAGCAGATAGGCGAGTTTGTAAGCCTTGGCGGCTTAGCTAAAGGCGCGTTACGTGGCGGCAAGGCCCTACTAAGCGCAACCGGGAAGCAGTTGGACCGCGCGATTATGGAGGGCACCGGCCCATTAGCCGGTGTGGTACCTGACGCGCTAAAGCCAATGTATGTAATTAACCCTGCCGAATTCTCTCCTATACAAGAGTTAACGCAAGCTGTCGACGTTATTAAAGCCGACCCTGTATTGAGCGTTTACACATCTCAGGCAGAGCGCGCCCCATCTGTTGCGCTGCGCTTAACTAAACCAGAGATTACCGGGAGCGGCAGCAAGGGCATACTTACTGTTGGTGACGTCGGGGTTGTGTTAGAGAAATCTCAGTTAGCTATGAACAACGGCCAGCCACTAAACCCATCCAATCCTGGCGACTTAGTAAAAATGGTTGACTCGGCCAGCGCAGAAGCTGAATACCAATTGTCGCAGCCAATTAGTGGCGCTACTTGGTACGAAGATGACGTCGTAGACGCATTTACTTTGGGGGCAAAGATTGTCCCCGAGCTGGCGACAGATGAGTCCTTGCGCGTGTTGACCACCGTCTTTGCCGCCTCCACTAGTTACAACAAACGGGCTGGCGAGAACTGGTCAGTGGCCATGCGTCTTACTGAAGGCCTAATGCGAGACGGCAAGATTTACTCTCGCAACCCAGAAAACGGCAAGTTGTGGGGCGGCACTACCGGCCCTATTATGGAACGGCAGCTCAAGCTACATGAGTACATGATTGGCCGCATGGGCTTAGACGATTACGCTGAATGGTTGCTGACGCCTCACACAGTTAAAGAGATCACTCAAATGAAAGCCGACTCTGGCTTGTACAAAACCCCTAGCATTCCAGGCAAGGCCGGTGACATGAAAATGGGCGCGTTTTTAATCGGCGAAAAAGGTGGCGCGTTCTTCTTAAACCTAAACGGCATCAAAGAGACAACAGCTGACAAATGGTTTACTAGAACATATAATCGTCATACAGGCACATTAACCAGTGGGCCGGTTAGCAAGCAAGGTCTTGTTGACGCTCCTCGCAACGAGTCTGAGCGTTCATTAATGAAGGTTTGGAATCGCTCCGTTGCCGACAACATGAAGTTAGACGAGCAAGCTAACCAGGCCGTTCTTTGGTACTACGAGCAAAGCCTTTATTTTAACATGGGCATTAAGTCCGCCAGATCGGAGAGCTTTTCAGATGGAGCAAAAAACCTACTTAACGCCAGAGGCATCGAGTTTACAGATGCCGACTTTGCTGCAGCTAGAGGCAGCCGCAATGAAGTTAAAGCTGCAGCAAAACAAGCAAGCCTTGCAGGACCAGGGGATACAGTCGGCGTCGGACAAGCTGCGCCAAATGATGCAGCCGCAGCCTCCCCAACAGTAACTAAAGCGAAACGTGCGCCCCGGACTAAGGTTCAATAATGGCTATTCAACAATCACCGCTTGATCAGCGCCTTGCCGGGATTCTTCCAGAGCAGTCGCCTGCACCAATGGTCGGTCCTTTAGACCTGCAGCCGATGCCAGCGGAAGGCGTCGCAGAGATGCCGGACGCAGACACGACGTTGCCTGGCACTCCCAACATGGACGAGGGTGTTCAGGTTGCTGGCCTTGGGTCTGCTGTTAACAAGATTATCCGTAGCCAGATTACTAAAGGCTCGTCAAAGGTCGAGCGCAATGTCATTGCTGGCAAAGTGCCAGAGGGCGAGCTTGGCGAAGCCGGTAAGGCCGGGCCATATACGGTTATCCCAGAAGCGGACCAGACTCTTACAGACCAAACAACCAAGGCGATTAGTCGCCGCCAAAAGCAGGGCGCGCTAGTTGGTAAGCCGGGCGGGTCGCCAGACGAGCCGTTTAACCTGTCTATGTATCAGACTCAGGATGCCGCTGCGGTGGTCGCCGGGGTCGCCGATGCGCTTGGCATACAGAGAAAGGTGGTGACCTTTGCTGAAATCAAGGCCAAAGCCGCAGCTGGTGGAATCGATGAATCGTTTTTGACACGCCTGGTAGACAACACTGGCCAGACAATGGGCAACGCGTCTGACACTTACAAGGCTCTTGAGGTTTTGGAGTCTAGCGCTAAAGAGCTGGACCGCCTGTTTAAGATGGTCAATGAGGGCTTGGCCACAGACGTTGATAAGCTCAAGCTCCGCCAGCAAATAGCGCTGCACGGCATGATCCAAAAGGGCGTCAAAGGGATGCAGTCTGAGACTGCCCGGGCCCTGGCTGTATTCCGCATTCCCCGCGAAGGTAGCACCGATGTTATTCGCCAAGTTCTGGACCAGTACGGCGGCGACAGGTCTCTGCAAGACTTGGCTAAAAGCTACCTGTCTCTTGACAGCCGGGCCGCCAAAAACGGAATTGTCGAGAAGTCGATGTTCTCTAGCGTCAAGGATATTTGGTTCACCACTTACATTAACGGGTTGCTATCTGGCCCAACAACGCACGCGAAGAACATTGTGGGCAACACGCTGTTTGGCGCGTTCCAGATTCCAGAGCGCTTAATCGGCGCTTTCTATAGCAACGTTCTACCAAAAGGCGTGCGCAGCTGGAAAGCGTTAACGCCTGGGTCCGCTGACGAAAAAATCGCATACGACGAAGCGCTGACAATGGTCATGTCTTTGCAACAGGGCTGGGCTGATGGCTTGCACCTTGGCGCACGGGCGTGGAAGACCGGCGCACCAAGCGACGCATTAAGCAAAGTTGAAGTCCAGCGAGGGCTGCAAGAGTCGACCGGCGAAACGCTCCAGCGCATTAGCGGTTATGGCCAAGAGACCTGGCAGGGTAAAGCGCTAGATTTCTACGGCACAGCCATTAACGTGCCTGGCCGGGCATTGATGACTCAAGATGAGTTTTTTAAAGGCGTGCTCTACCGCATGGAAATCAACACCCTGGTTAGCCGCCGGGCTAAAACTATCTACCGAGACGCCATCGAGTCGGGTATGACCGAGGTTGATGCGGCGGCTAAGATGTCTGTTGAGGTCAAGGCGTTACTAGCTGACCCCCCAGCAGACCTGGACGAAGCAGCAATGCTGTTTGCTCAACGTGGCACGTTCACCGCCGAGCTTCCAGAGGGACTGGCAAACCTGCAGAAAACA